CCGTAAAATTGAAGTTGATGGCAATGTGACTGGTGTCGCTTATGGTTATCACGAAGGTAAACAAGGTGCAGACAAATTCTTACAAAAAGTGTTCGTTGGTTACACTAAACCAATATTAGCAACTGACAAACACAGTGAATCAGAATTTAACGGTAACACTGATCGTGGTATTATTGACGAATCTCATCCAACTGAAGCACATGAAGTAAGTAATTTAACACATTCAGATAGTAATCCATCTGAAACACACGAAGCAACAACTAGTGTAAATCATCAATAAGTAGAGTGATAAATTATGGTTACAAAATTAAAAGTATACGATAAAAAAAACAATGTAGTGGGAGAAGCAGAGTTAAATGAAGATGGTACATCTAAAGTAACCATTAATAATCTTGAACCTAATACAGTATACCCTGAAGGTACATTCAGAGTAGCACATGTTAAAAATGAAAAGGTGTCAGATTATGTAGACGTACCCGAATTTAAAACGAAACCAACTACTACAAACAAAGACGAGGCACAGTAATTATTACTGTGTCTTTTTTATTTGAAGAAAAGGAGCTAATACAATGATTAGATTTGAAATTAAGAATCAAGAAACTGGTAAAACTGAAAGCTACAAAAAGGACTTTATCACATTAGGAGAAGCTGAAAAATGCTATACGTATTTAGAAGCGGTAGAAAAGGAACGTGAGAAAGAGAAACCTGATGCAAGTAAAGTCAGAGTAAAAGAACGTCAATTACTTGTCGATTTATTCAAAGAACAAGGCTTAACAGAAGAAACAATCTTAAACAATATGAGTACAAAAATATATACAAAAGCGATTCAAGATATCTTTCGAGAAGTCAACGGTGATGATGAAGAAGATACAGAAATTGAAACAGAAGAAGCGGGAAAGACAGGAAAGTAATTTCAATAAAAGATATTTTATCGAACATTAAAAAGATACAAACGTACTGTATGGAAAAGTACGGATGGACAATCATAGAAGTAAAACAACAACCTTATTTCGAAGTATTAGACTTACTTGCTTTAAATAAAGAAGATGAAGCGTCTCATCAACAAAAAGAACAAAAATTAAGCACCGATAAAGTTTACACAGGTAAAGATTTAAAATTATTGTTCGGTGGTTAGAAAGGAGGTAAATATAAATGGATGAAAAGTTACAAGGTTTAACCTTAGAGATGTCACTTGATGCGATTGGCGTTCAAGAAGGTATGAAAGGCTTGAAACGACAATTAGGTGTCGTAAATAGTGAAATGAAAGCAAACCTATCCGCCTTTGATAATTCAGAAAAATCTATGGAGAAGTACGAAGCAACGTTAAAAGGTTTGAATGAGAAGTTAAAAGTTCAGAATCAAATGTTTGTACAGTCTAAAAATGATTTATCAAGATTAAATGCAGATTATCAAAATGCAGTAAGTCGTGTTAAAGATGTAGAACGTACTTATGAAAAACTAGTAGAAACAAATAAGAAAAATAAACTAGCTTACGATCAATCTACTAATGCTATGAAAGAATCAAACGCCGAACTAAAAAAATCCGAAACACAATTTGCTAGAACGATAAAACGTAAAGATGAAGCATGGCAAAAGTTAAAACAATTAAGACAAGCTGAAAAAGACTTAAAAGAAAGTAATGAAGCAACAACTGCACAATTAAATAGAGCGAATAATGCGATACAAAAACAAGTAGAAAAGCATAAAGAGTTAGTAGCTAAGTACAAAGAAGAAGAATCTCAAGTTAAAAAGTTACGACAAGAAAATAGAGAATTATTATCTTCACATGAGAAAGTTACTAAAAACTATCAAACTTCTAATAAGGAATTAAAAGAAACTGGCGAAGAATTTAAGCAACTGAATACAACGATTAAAAATCACAATAAATTATTAGCAAGTGCCGAACGAAATGTAAATAATGAACTTTCAGCATTAAACAAGTTAGAGCGACAAGTTAATAAAACTAAGTCAGAAATGAATGACTTTAATCGTGAACAAGTAATTGCTAATAGTAGTTTTACTAAAGTAGCTGAACATGCTGATAAAATATCCAATAAATTTGGAGCAATCAGTGACAAAATGAAAAGTACAGGTAAAACAATGAGTGTAGGTATTACTGCACCAGTTATCGCAGGTTTTGGTGCTGCAATCAAAACAAGTGCTGACTTTGAAGCGCAAATGTCAAAGGTAGGTGCAATTGCTCAAGCAAGTAGTAGTGATTTAAAGGCTATGACGAATGAAGCGGTCGACTTAGGTGCTAAAACAAGTAAAAGTGCAAGTGAAGTTGCAAAAGGTATGCAAGAGTTAGCGTCATTAGGATTTGATGCTAAACAAACAATGGAAGCTATGCCAGGTGTAATTAGTGCGTCTGAAGCAAGTGGCGCAGAATTAGCAACTACTGCACAAGTTATGGCTTCATCAATTAATGCGTTTGGGCTAAAAGCTTCAGATGCAACACATGTAGCCGATTTGCTTGCTACTGCTGCAAATGATAGTGCTGCAGACATTAATTACATGGGTGATGCGCTTAAATATGCTGGTACACCTGCAAAAGCATTAGGTGTAACACTTGAAGATACTTCCGCAGCAATCGAAGTAATGTCTAATTCAGGACTTGATGGCTCACAAGCAGGTACTGCATTACGTGCATCATTTATCAAATTAGCAAGTCCATCCAAAGAAGCATCAACATTAATGCAACAATTAGGTGTTCACTTAATGGATGCTAAAGGTCACTTTGTAGGTATGCCACAATTGATTTCACAATTCCAAAATGGATTAAAAGGAATGTCAAAAGAACAAAAACTAGCAGCTATTTCTACTGTAGTAGGTAGTGAAGCGGCAAGCGGTTTCTTATCGTTAATTGATGCTGGACCATCTAAAATTGATAAGTACAGTAATGCTTTAAAAAATTCAGATGGGGCAAGTAAAAAAGCATCTGATCAAATGAAAAATAACCTTAAAGGTTCAGTTGAACAATTAAAAGGTGCATTTGAATCACTAGGAATTAAGATAGGTAATGACTTAGCACCTGCCATTAGAAAAAGGGCGGACTGGTTAAGTAACTTTGTAGATAAATTTAGTAGTATGCCTGGATTTGCTAGAAAAGGTGTAATTGCGCTTGGTTTGTTTGCAGGTGCAATAGGTCCGATTATTTTAGCAGGTGGTATTTTAGCAGGTGTGATTTCTAAAGCTGTAAAAGGCTATAGAGATTTAAATAAAACAATGGCTATCAATAGTGCAGAAGCAGCTATTAATGCTAAAGCAATTGATGTAGCTTCTAATTCAATTGGTAAAACTGGAAAAGTTGCTAAAAACTCTAAAGGCCACATGAGTGAGTTAGGAGATGCAGTCGGTAATTTAAGTACTGGATTTGGTGGGCTTGGTAAAAAGGTGCCAGGCGTTGGCGGTAAATTTGGTAAATTCGGTAGTTTACTTGGTGGACTGATATCACGATTTGGTAGTTTAGGTAATGTGTCTAAATTCGCAGTTGGAGCAATTGGTAAACTAACTATACCACTCACAATTATTACTACTGTTTTTACGTTAGCATATCAAAAGTTAGATTGGTTTAAACAAGGTATACATGATTTAGGACGTTTATGGAATGAAACAGTTGGTAGTTTAGACTTCTCATGGATAGGTAAATTCACAAAAGGAATAGGCACTGCTTGGGATAAAACAAAAGACTTAGCAGCTAAAGTTATAGAATTAACACCGAATTTTCAAATATTGCGTATGAATTTTGAAGCTATCCATAAAGGCGTGGCTAAAGCTACTGATAAAGTTGATGTATTTGGTAAAGGTGTATCTAAAGAAACTAAATCGGCACTTGGTTCATTCGTAAATTACTCTGAAAAATCTAGTAAGATATTAGATAAAATGCGTATTAATCATGGCGAGATAACTCAAAAAGAATCACAAGAATTAACTAATTTAAATAAAAAAATGAGTGATGATTTAATAGATCAAATGAACAAGCGTAAAGATAAAGAACTTAAAATTGCTCATGATGTTCTAGATAAATCTACTGCGATTTCTGAAGAAGATAAAAAACGCTTATTAAAGAAAACTGAAGAGAGAAACGAAATAGCCATTAAGAAAACTCAAGAATTAAATAGAAAAATAAAAGAAATTGAAGATAAAAAAAATAATGGTGGTAAGTTATCAGATAAAGAGATTAGAGAATTACAATCATTGTATAAGCAAAGAGAAGAAATAGCAGTTAAAGCATTAACAAATGGTGAAAAAGAACAAAAACGTGTTTTGGCTCGAATATCAATTAATCGTAAAGCTGCATCAATCGCAGAAGCTTCTGAAATTATCAAAGAGGCGAATAAAGCACGTGATGATGCGAAAAAAGATGCAAAGAAACGCTATAATGATAAAATTGACGAAATTAATTCAATGATTGGATTATCTCAAAAAGAAAGAGAAAAATTATTAGAGGAAGCCAAAAAGAAATACGATAAGGATAAAAAATTAGCAGATGAAAATCATGAAAGTGTCATGAGAAATCTGAAAAAATCTAATAAAAATATTGAAGCGGAAATCGATTTATCAAATGGTAAAGTTTATAATGGTTTTCAAAAATGGTGGCATAATATTAAAGAAGGCCATTTTAGTTTATCAAAGCATATAAAAAAATCTTGGTATAATCTTGTACAGGGTATTTTTGGTGCAATTGATAGTTTGAAAGGAATAGGTAATAAGATAGGGCAACCATTTTCTAAAGCTAAAAACTTTATTGTAAGTTCATCTAAAAGCATATATCATGGTGTGACACATTGGTTTGAAAATACTAAAAATAGCATTGGAAATAAAATTAGTAATATGGAAGAACATGCTAGCAAAAAATGGGGAGCAATTTCTAGTGATGCATCTCATAATGCTCATTTAATTTATAGTGGCACTTCAAAATGGATGAATAAAGCATTTAGTAGTATGAATGGTTGGCTAAGTAACATGAAAAACAGTGCATTAAAAAAATGGGATGCGATATCTAGTGTAGCATGGTCAAATGCAAAAAGTGTATGGCGTGGTACTTCAAAGTGGTTTGGTGATGCATATAGTAGCTTAAAAAGTTGGGTAGGCGACATGTATGAATCGGCCTTTGATAAATTTGATAGTATTTCAAGTTCTGCATGGTCAAATGCAAAATCCGTATATAACGGTTTTAAAACTTGGTTAAGTAATACACTAGATTGGATTAAAGCAATCGGTGGAGAAATGGCAGATGCTGCAGCTGATTTAGGTAAATCTGTTGCAAATAAAGCAATCGGTGGACTTAATAGTATGATTGGCGGTATCAATAGCATTTCTAAAGCTATTACTGATAAAGACTTAATTAAACCTATACCAACACTTTCAACTGGTACAATGGCTAGTCCGTCTGTTTCAACTGATTCGAATGGTGGCTTAACTGCACCAACTTTAGCAATTGTTAATGATCGTGGCGTGGGTAATGCTCCAGGTGGTGGTGTGCAAGAGATTATCCACAGAGCAAATGGAACACTTGAAGCGCCACAAGGTAGAAATGTGCTTGTTTCTCTAGGAGTTGGGGATAGCGTTATTAATGCGAATGATACACGACGTTATCAACGTATGGGAGTAATACCACGTTTCTCAACAGGTACTAAGAAAAAAGACTGGTTAGAAAATATGGTGGCTTCAATCGGTAAATTCGGTAGCAAAGCTAAAGATACATTCCATAATATCAAAACTGGTGCAAAAGATATGATAAAAGCAGCAGGCGATAAAATTAAAGATGGGGCATCATGGCTAAGTGAAAAAGTTGGTGATGTTTGGGACTATATTGAAAATCCAGGTAAGTTAGTATCTAAAGTTATGGATAGCTTAGGTATTAGTTTTGGCGAAGGTAACCATGCCACTATCAAAATGGCTAAAGGTGCATTCAATATTCTCAAAACTAAATTAATAGATAAAGTTAAATCTTGGTTTGAAGAGTTCGGTGGTGGCGACGGTTCATATTTATTCAATTATCCAATTTGGCAACGTTTCGGTAGTTATACTGGTGGCTTAGGATTTAATGGTGGCCGTCACTATGGTATGGACTTTGGTATGCCAGCTGGTACAAAAGTTTACGCAGTTAAAGGCGGTACAGTAGATAATGTATGGTATGACTATGGTGGCGGTAACTCAATTCAAATTAAAACAGGACCAGGCGAGTGGAATTGGTATATGCATTTATCTAAACAACTTGTACGTTTAGGTGAACATATTAGAACTGGACAATTGATTGCAGAATCGGGGGCAACTGGTGCATTTTGTAAAGGTGCTCACTTACATTTCCAATTAATGCGCGGAGACCATCCTGGAAACGATACAGCAATTGATCCAGAGTCATATCTTAAATCATTGAAAGGTGCTGCAGGTGGTAATGGTGCAGATGCTGCGAGAAGTGCCATTTTAAAAGCGCAAGCTATTTTAGGTGGAAACTATAGAAGTAGTTATATAACTGAACAAATGATGCGAGTAGCTAAACGAGAATCAAATTATACACCTAATGCAGTCAATGATTGGGATATCAATGCGCAAATGGGAGATCCGTCAAAAGGTATGTTCCAAATGATAGGTTCGACATTTAGAACTTATGCTAAGAGTGGATTTGGTAATATTATGAATCCGGTTGATGAAGCTATATCTGCAATGAGATATATTGTTGATAAATATGGTTGGAATGGATTTAAGCGTGCAGGAGATTATGCATATGAAAATGGTGGTTTAATTACTAAACATCAAATTGCAGAAATCGGAGAAGGCAACAAACCGGAAATGATTATCCCACTTACAAAACGCAGTCGTGCTATTAAATTAATAGAAGATGCAATGCGCATTGTTGGTATGGATACAAGTTCTAGTAATGTCACAGTAAATCAAGATAATTCAACAGTTGAAAAATTATTAAATCATATTGCGATATTAACTGATACTGGTAATAAATTAACAAGAATGTTAATAGAAACGGTTAAACCTAATCAACAAAATAACAGCTTAGACAATGTTGAACAAACATTATCAAAAATAAGTGCTACACGTGCATTAGCACTTAATTACATGGAAGGGGGACTTGATATTTAATGAGTGAAACATGGGTTAAAATCATTGAAGATGGTATCGAATACGATATAGATGAATTTGCTGGATTAATGTTTTTAGATGCTAAAGCAAGCTATCCTTCCGAAAATGAAAATAATGTGTCTATCAATGGTATTGATGGTGTTTTACCAGGAGTGATTAGTTTCACTCCTTTTAATTTAGTATTGCGTTTTGGTTATGATGGAATAGATGCTAGAGAAATTGATTTATTTGAACATCATTTTAGAAGTATTTTTCATAGAAGAAAACCATATGCAATTGTTACATCTCAAATGCCAGGTATTAAGTATTCAATTAGCGGCGCCTCTATACAACCTACAGTAAAAGATTTTTGTTCTTTAGAATTAGAAGTTACTTTAAAAGTATATAAAGGTTATTCAGAATCAGTAAATACAACTGGAAAAGACTTTGTATTTAATTCTGAATGGATGCTTGAAAATGGATTACCTTTAAACCACAAACCAAAGTATCATTTTAAAACAAGAAGTTTTCAAGTTTGGAATGGTTCAACAGATACAGTAGATCCTAGAATGCGTCATAAGTTAAAAATATTGATGCAAATTAATGCAGTCGGTGGTTTCCAACTAGTTAATACTACAACAGAGGATAAATTTAAATATAATAAAACAATCGAATATCGTTCGAAATTCATGTTAAATGACGTATATGCATATAAAGATAATCAAAGAGTTGGGATAGATACGAATAGAGGTATCATTACGCTTGCACCTGGAATGAATAATTTTGAAATACTTGGAGATGTAAAAGATGTAGATATCATTTTTGAATTTCCATTTATTTATAGATAGGGTGATTTAAATGGATAAACATAAGCACATATCAATTATGAATTTTGAACAAACGATATGCGAAAACTTGATTGAAATAGATTATAGTACCTTTAAAGATACGTATGAATTAAACAATGCTCGGATGATTACATTTACAGCATACCGAACGAATGCTAATCGATTTGTATTTGACTTACTTGTGAATGAAAATTTTGTAATTTATAAAGGCGAGAAATTCATTATTAAGAATGCTGTTTCTAAAATTGAAGGGCACAAGGTATCAATGGACATTACTGCTTATCATGTAATGTTTGAATTCCAAAATCATTATGTAGAACAACTAGATGACGACACTAGCGATAAAAAGAAAAAGGAATACACTCTATCACAATATCTTGATTATGGATTTAAAAATCAAAAAACGAATGTGAAATACACTTACAAGATATTTGGTAACTTTAGTAAAAAAGTAATGGTTGATAACATAGGTGGTAAAAATGGAATTGAGTTTATCAAAGAAGCTATTGAATTATTCAAATGTATTATTTATCCAATTGATACTGAGATAGGTTTTTATACTCCTGAAAAATTTTATAAACAAAGTGAAGAGATTATTAGATATAAATATAATACTGATAATGTCGTCGCTACTATTAGCACAGTAGAATTACGAACTGCAGTTAAAGCATATGGCAAACGACGAGATAACGACAAAAAGAAAAAGTATGAAGCTATGATTGAATATGTGTCACCACAAGCTAAAATATATGGTAAACGATATGCAAGTCCAATCAATAATGATGATATTACAAGTGAAACAGAACTAAAAAAATGGGCTGAATCACAACTACAAGATAAGCCAAAAACAGAATTAACAGTTAACTATATTAGTTATAAACATTTATCGCCTAGAGATACGGTTTTCTTTATTCATGAATTAATGAACTATAATACTGAACTTAAAATCATCAAGTTAGAACGGGGACATCCATTTGTACAAACGATTGACATTTTAACATTTAGTAATGAATTAGAGGATATGGTTAAAATTCAACAATCACTGAATAAAAAACTAAAGGCTCAAGATAATAAATTTGATTATAAATTGAAAGAGTTTAATCATTCAGTATCTAAAAATATGAAAGAACTCATTCATGTGGGCGAAGCGGTAGGAAGTGTATTAGAATGACAGAAATCAGACCACTTTATTTTGAAGATGAACATATATATCCACAAACACACGTGCAAGCGATTGTAGGATTAAATAATGCTACAACCGAAAAGAATGGGCTATTGTCCAAAGAAGATAAACAAAAACTAGATAAATTAAACGTAACAGACTCTAACAAATTAGGGTCTGTTTTTTATAAGGAGGTGACCTTAAGTGCCGATAACGAGCATTAGAACTTTTACTGTAAACAATCAAGAAGTATATGCTAGGACTCATATACAAGGAGTGGATGGATTAGCAAATTCAACCGAAAATAAAGACGGTTTAATGTCAAAGGAAGATAAACAGAAATTAAATAGACTACAAGAATTTGATATATCCAAATTAAATGAAGCGACTAAAATAAGTCCTGGTTTAATGAGTATGGAAGATAAACAAAAGCTGGATAGTATTGATAAACATAATCAAATAATTAATAGGAATGTGAACGTTTATCCAAATAAAACACAAATAGTTAATTTAAATAAAAATTTAACATCTTGTTTAAACGGAATTATCTTAGTATGGCGTTTAGATGATATAGATGATTTATACCATTATCAATATGTACCTAAATACCATAACAATCATCCTAATACTTATATTACAGAAGTCATCCCTTATAGAAATCAAGGTAATAAACTAGACTACTGTATAAAATTAGTAAGAGTATCTAATACACAAGTTGTAGGTGCAGCAAGTAATCAATTAGCACCATCTAATCATGTTCGATTGCATGAAATTTTGGAGTATTAGGAGGTAGAACATGGGGTTAATAACAACAAACTTAAGTAATCAAGCAGGAGCGGAGTTTAGACGACAACTCATTGAAAACTTCAAAGAAATTGAAGATTTCATGGGTGATTACAAAACTGGAGAAGCGGAAAAGAAAATCTCTAGTTTAGTTAAAAAATATGAAGATGAATTATTTAAAGAAGTCAGAGCAATCGTAATGCCGGAAGAATCGCCACTTGAAGTGACTAAAGAAGTCGTTGATAGCAAAACGGATTTAAAAGGCGTTAAACATGGTTCATTATCAGAACGTATTAGAATTGATTTAGAACAACTAAAAAAAGATCAAGTTGAAAATAATCCACTATACAATACAGTAGTGACTAAAAATGGAACTATTGTTTATGATTATTCTAAAAAATCACAAACACTATCTGATATTAAAAATATTTATTGTATCGGTGATTCAGTTGCTAGAGGTTTACATGCTAGTAAAAACTTTGGACAATTTTTAGCGGAAAAATTAAATGCTAATTTAAACAATTTAGCAGTATCGGGCGCAACATTTTCTAAAGGAAGTGATAATAGTATATTCGACCAGGCTTTAAAAGTTAAAGACGCAGACTTAGTTATCGTACAAGGTACTGATGATGATTGGCTAAAAAATGATGGTATTGAACTTGGCGTAGATAAAACTGATATTAGAACATTTTTAGGTGCATTCTATCAAATTATAAAAGTGATTAGAGCGCAGAATAAAGATGCAAAAATTGTATGTATGACTGCAACACGTCAATTACCAGTCAACGGTACTTACATTAGAAGAAAAGATACAGATAGAAATAGATTAAATTTAAGCTTAGAAGACTATGTTAATGCTCAAGTATTAGCATGTACTGAATTAGATGTACCTATTTTTGACGCATATCATACAGATATTATAAATCCATATAATCCAGGATTTAGAAAAAAATATATGATAGACGGCTTACATCCTAATGAGTTGATACATGAAGTGATTAGTTATGAATTACTTAAAAATTATTACTATTTCTATGGTTAAGAAAGGGATGATATTAGATGGCAAATCAAGATTTATTCTTTGATATAACAAAGCAAGGTACAGAACAAGAAAAGCAACAATATATCATTAGTCGTGTCGGTGATGGTGGTTTAAAAGCAATTACAATTACTGTTTATTCAAATGGTCGTCCATATAACATTACTGATTTAACTCCAGTTTTCGAAGGTGTTAAACCTGATGGAGAACGTATTATTGACACAACAGGTGGTTTAGTATTAGATCCACGTAATGGTGTGTTTAGATACATTCTTCCACAACAAGCAAGTACTGCAGAAGGTGATTACCAACAAGCATTCTTTAAATTAAAACGTGGAGAACAAACAGATTCATCATTAGAAGTACGTATTAGAGTATTAAAAAACAAAGTAGAGTTTGGTATTAATTCAGAAAGTTATTTTACTGAATATCAAAAGGAATTAGAACGATTAAGAACAACTGTAAATACTGGTATTGAAGAATTAAAACATACTGCAGAAGCGACTGAAGTTAAAATTAATAGTGAGGTAGAAACAGCCAAAGCATTAGACACTCAATTAAAAGCACTACAGTCAGCAATAAATAGTAATCAGTTAGCGACTAGAGAAGATTTAACTTCTCAAATTAAACCATTAAGCGATCAAGTTGTGGCATTTACAAATTCACTTGAAACTACAAAAGATACTGTAAATACAAATGTACAAAAATTAGTAGATACTAAAATGGATGCAGGAGTAGCACCTGGAGTATTAAGTAATCCTGCGAATATTACTAAGTCTGGAAATTATTACTATAATAGTAGCACTCAAGGTTTACCTACATTAAATGGAAGTAACGCGAATGGAATTATTCAAGCAGTTATGCGTGATGAGAATAATGGTATGTTATCTATTTTAGGTACTGGTTTAACAAGAGAAAAATATAAAGGTAAATTATACGATAGATGGAAATCTTCTACACCAGTATTGCTGTGGAGCGGTAGAGCTTCAAGTGGCGATACTGTCCAATTGAAAGATGATGTTCACAATTACGGGCAACTTATTATCAACGTTACATTTACAAGTAATAGACATGCTACACACTTTGTGACTGTACCGAATAATGGAGAAACTTTATATTTAAATAATATCGGATTAAGATCTTCGGGGAATGGTTATAAAAATGGTTACCTAGATGAATTATCTATTTTATTTAAAGATAACAATCGTATTCAAGTGGTTAAGTCATTACTTGCTACTGATGGAGAACAAGCGATTAATTCAGATACAGCAATTACAGCAATATATGGAATTTATTAATCTCTACCTATTTAAATAGGTAGTTTTTTTAATACTAGGAGGAATTTATTAAAATGGCAGAAATGGCAGATAAATATAATATTGAAGTAGACGACTTTATGAGTCTTATCTATTCGGGTAATAAGGTGTTTGTTTATATTTTATTATTACTTATTTTTGTAGATGTAGTTACTGGAATGATTACTGCATTTAGTGAAGGTAAATTAATGAGCAAGAAAGCAATGTTAGGGTATGTTAAGAAAATCGCATTTTTATGCGTCATCATTGTATCCAATACATTAGATATTATTTTCCAATTACATGGCTTACTTGTTAATGCGACAGTAATGTTCTTTATTATTGGAGAAGCAACAAGCATTGTAGAAAATTCAGTGAAGTTGGGCGTACCAATTCCTGAACAACTTAAAAACAGATTAAATATTACTGAAGAAACTAACAAAAACTAAGGAGTGGCTTATATAGTCACTTCTTTTTATTTAGGAGCGATAAATTATGGCAAAAGAATTTTTAGAAAATTGGAACGGTGTACCTGTATATTTAGATTTAATTCCTTATGGTACACGTCGTACTGGACAAAAATTAGATACTGGAAGTCCTATCTTCGCAGTATATCACGATACTGGTAATCCAGGCAGTACAGCACAACAAAACGTGGACTATTATAAAAATACTTACATGGAACCGTGGGCATCAACAGCTTCAGCGCACTTCTTTGTAGATGATAAAGAATGTATTATTAATGTACCAATTGATGAGAAAGCATGGCATGTTTTATATGATACGCCTACTGATAATTATTACTTTGGAGATGATGCAAACGATGCTGCGTTTGGGGGCGAGTTATGTTACTTCCCTGATGATAGAGAGCGTTCATTAACTGCATTAGATAATTTCGCAAGAGTCTGTGCAGTATTATTTGAGTCTTGGGATATCGACCACTTCCATAAGTGTCCAGGTCATCAAGATATTCAAGATGACAAGCAAGATCCAGGTAATGCACTTGAAGCGTGTGGCTATGGTAGACATGAGATTGATGTCATTGATAACTTAGTACAAAAATATATGGATGGTACAGATGTAGATAAAGATACAATTACAGATTTACCTGAAAAAGATGATGTTATTGAGAAAAAACCAGTGGGATGTACACGTGTTAAAGTATGGTCTGAAGAACCTTATTATAGAGGAACAATTAAATATGATGCATCATTACGTGAACGTGCTGGTAGTAGCTTTGATAACTATAGTTTTGCAAGTGAAAAAGATGTACTTGAAGCGGGTTCCACAGTATACATTTATGAAGAAATTCAAGATCCACAAGGTAACATTTGGTGTAGAACATATTCACCAAGTAACAATGGCTGGGTGCATAAGCACACTATTGAAGTAGAAGAAACTTATAAAAAGTAGAATAGAAGGGTAGCCAGTTTTTTTAGCTACCCTTTTTTGTGTTTAAAAGTAATTATATGATTAGTGTTTTATATCTATCTGAAACAAATTTAAAGATAATAATTTAAAAAGTGGTTCACAGCATATTAAAGTTAGAGTATAATGTAATTAATTTTGAGTATAATAGAGGCAGGGGTACAAGTTGGAAATTATTTCAGAAATCACTGAGGATGTGGGGAATGGAGTAACCGATCCAATTCGAGGATATATAGATGATAAAAAAGTTGTTGCAAAGTACATACACAATAACGAAGGATTTATTGCGTTATTCAATGAATTATTAGGCTATAATTTAGCTGAATTTTTTGGTATAAGACATCCCCATTTTGGATATGCATTGTTTAGCAAAGAAGATACGGCAGTGAAAAATGGGAAAGATTACGTACATAGTAGTTTGTTCACATACACAACTTGGTTAGAAAAATCATTAACAATTACTTCGCCCAGTATGACATCTTTTGTTCAAAAGAGTGAAATTGTCAATTTGCTTCTATTTGATATCTTTATTTACAATAAAGATAGAAATTTAGGTAATTTATTAATAGAAATCCCTAAAAAATTATATCCTATTGATTATACTCATATTTTACCAGGTGGATGTATTTGGCCAGATGTACTTAAAAATGATGATTATAGTATAGAGGATATAATTAAGGATATGTTTAGTTCTGGATATTATCAATATTTACTTGAAAATAGAAAAATTGAAACATCAATAATTGAAGATTGTGGTAGAAATTTTGTTGATAAAGTTAATGATGTTGATATTGAAAGTATTATTTCTAAAATTCCTATTTATTTAAAAAATAATCTTTCTGAGGAAAATATACAACTACTACACAAGTACTTTATCTACATTAGCGAGAATTTTGATGAAGCTATTAAATATATAATAGAAAAAATAGGAAAGGAGTGATTGAGTATGTTTAAAGTGAATTATTCAGTGTTAAGTTACTATCCAGATATATATTTAAGAAGTAATCTAGCTATAGGTGTTGCTTTTGAGGTAGTAGGAGAAAACTATCATAAAAATGAAGTTAAATTTATAACTCAAAGAAAAAAAATTGTATCTTTTGATGATGAACTTGAAGATTTAGAATTTATTAATATGTTTTTAGATGGATTAAAATTTGAATTTGAACATACTCATCAATCGCTTCAGAATTATATAAAAAGATTTGTTAATAATTTTTATTTTGAAGATATTGAACATAGAAAATTTAGTTCTATTAATGAAGTTGATGATTTTATTAATAAAACTTATAAATACATTTTACATCTTGGCTTGAATAAAAAGGAAAGATTAAATGTAAATGAAAAAAGAAAGTATGTAATGACTTATTTAGAAGGACGATATACAGATATAACTTCTAAGCATGTCGTAAGTGGCAAGAATTCATTAGATAAATTTACTCCAGATTTTGTTGCTAAGGATATTGAAAATAAAGAGTTCCTTTTTAAATTTTTAAATAAAAATAATACAACTATTCATAATGCGAGATCTTATATTCTATATTCAATTATGAACGAAACAAATCTGATTTTAATTCTTGAGGATGATATGGTAGAAGAAGAAAAACTTTTGAAAGAATTCATCAATAAATTTGAAGCTAAAGTTCAATTAAAAAATGAGCAGGATTTAATTAAGAATTAATAAACCATACCTATGAGGTATGGTTTTTTTAAATAAAGAAAAACAGTTGAATTATATCACATATGTGATATAATATAAGTATCAAGAAAGAAAGGAGAAGGAAATGAAAAGAAGTGAAAAAGAAAAAGAACGAATTGAAAAAATAAAGTATCGATTAGCTATAGCAGGCTTAATAATTCAAATACTTAATTTTATCAAATCGTTCATTTAATGGTAAAGGGTTAAAAGCCCTTTACCTCATTATATATGGAGGTGAGGTCTATGACAAGAGAATTGAGAAAGAAGTTAACATTTTATATAAATATATTATCTTTAATTTTGTTTATCGTAAATATAATAAGAAGAAAATAATAGAATATTTCTTTTCATTTCCTATTTAATTTATGAATCAGTTTAATCATATATATACAGTTATAGAAAAATTGCTAAACAATAATGAAATATCGAATTATAAAATTAAAAAAGATACTGGTATTTCCTATGGAGGCATAAGTGAGTTAAGAAATGGTAAAAGAAAAGTCAAAAATTTAACTCTAGAAACTGCAGAAAAACTTTACAATTATCAAGTAGAATTAGAACAAAGTGATGAAAAATAAAACAAGGCTCTATCTTTTGCTACATAAGGGATAGAGCCTTGTTAGTTGCCCAGTGTAAATAATTTATTATATTGGGCAACTAAATGGGCAACTACAATTAATTCACGATACATTAATAAAATGTAAAAACATTGATATAAAGCTATTTAACAATATAATAAACCTTTTTATACCCAATTTGCTAAAATAGAACTCAAGTTTCTGAGTGGGAACGCGATCAATATATGAAACAATACTAATCGCTAAGCAAAAAGGGGAAAGACTTAGTGGTACAAGGAGTTAAGGCATCTTGCCTTAGCTTCTTTTTTGTGTTGGAAAAGCTAAATTTACTTGACCATTTTTGTGAAGAAATTGAAATTGGTCAAGTTTTGGTCAAGTACACTTTAAAAAACATTCTTAATATACTTCTCAAAATTTTCTTTATCATTATCATGCATTTTTGTTAGATGACTATACTTTTCATTAATAATACTTTTAGATTTGTGGATTAACCTCTTCAATCAATTTCATAGGTATATTACTAATCATTAATTTGTGATGCCCAAGCTACTTCAGAAATAGAACTCATTATTATGTTAATGTATGCAGAAATAATGAGAGAACTACTCGCTTTTTATGAAAAATATGCAACGAATACTGGGTTTAACCATTCAAGAAGTCGTGAAAAAAGCAGATGACTTTGATGTATATGTGTTTCGAAACAAAGCTAAAAAATATGTGAAGCGTATAGATTTTAGCGATGAAGCAAACAAAGCACTTAAACTGTATAACTTGACTATGAAAGTATCTAGAGAAAAATTATTAAAGCAACAATTAGATTTGATGGTCAAAGATTCTACTTTGGATATTCAAGATAAGCTAGAAAATAAGTTAGTTGAGGCAGTGGATAGAGAAGTTGAAAGACAGGCACACATTCTTGGTGAACATGTAAAAATTGATGACAATGAAGTAAAAGCAGTTGTGAATAGTAACTTCAAAGGCGTTAACTGGTCAACTAGATTATAGCAAGATATGGCTTTAGTTCAAAAAGAAGTGGAAACAACGACGAGCAATGTATTACTTAGAGGGAGACATCCTAATGAGTATGTATCTGAGTTTAAAAAGCAAACAAATTCCACTACTTATAATGCTAGTAGATTATTAGTTACTGAATCAGCACGTGTGCAGGCTGAATCACAGAAGCTAACTTATCTTAAAGAATTAGGTAAAGATGGGGAATATAAATATGTGGCTAAAATTGATAAAAAAACATCTAAAATTTGTCACTCATTAAATGGCAATGTATTTAAATTTAAAGATATGATACCTGGAGTTAATGCTCTACCGCAGAAGTACTACAGTACCACATGTGGGAAACTGGCGGAATAAATTCTTTAATGAGCGTAAAGGTAAGTATCAGACAGAGAATAAAGTAATTGAAAAAGAAAAATTACAAGAACAGGCAAAAAAAGAAATGCTTGATATGATACATAGTGGTAAAATAAGAATAGATATAAATCCTGAAAAACAAAATAGACATTGTAAAAATCATAGACTTTTTGAAGAAAGTAAATCGAAAGCCATTAAAAATAATTATATGCTTCCAAGCTACACTACTATACCTAATCGAGAATTGAATAAATTACTTATGGAAAAATCAAATACTGGTATAATGTTATTAGTTAACAATAAATTTAATAAAAAAGAAATTATAGACTTTGGTGTTGTAATTGGAAAAGCTTTTGTAAATGGTCGTTATATTAATACTAAATTAGGGAAAGTACATTATTCTAAGACAGGTACACATGTAGTTCCTTATATTAAGAAGGAGATGAAAAAATGAGAATAGCTAGGTCTTACGGACATAAAGTAAACGTAGTTTTAAATGATGATAATAAACTTTTTGGAGATGTAATAAATTTTGAAAATCCATATGAAAGTGATTCAGCAAATTTTGTAATGGATTTAGAAACTGAATTAGGTATTTACTCTATTGATGACTCTGAAATTAAAGAAATAAGAATAATATCTTAATGGCATCCTTTCTACCCATATAAATAGAAAGTGGTGCTATTTTTATACACTTTTTCAACCTTCTACGGAAGGTTATTTTTTATGTCCAAAACGTGCTGATGACGTTATAAAAGCAAGTATGGAATGAAAAGTCGACAGACTATAAACGGAGGTATATCTCATGGAAAACAACCAAAGTAATATTACTGAAGAAGCAAAAAGCAATGAGAATTTAGAAACACCTAATGAACAAATCCAACAAAATGAGAAAACATTTTCCCAAGAAGAAGTATCTCAAATGATTAAAGACCGTCTAGCTAGAGAAAGAAGAAAATCTGATG